AACTTTACAAATAAATAATCTATATCAAAGGTTGTTAGTTTGTTTCTATTAGCTGCTTCAACACATGTGCATACGATGTCTAACATTGCTTCTGACATAGTTTGTGTATCAGAAGACTCTGAAGCTATTAATAAGACTTTTTCTTCTTTAACCAGATAAGGTCTATATTTTGTTTTTTCTCCGGTTGATGGTATTACTACATCATAATATGGAGTATTATTTAATTTAGGTAGTGCCATTGTTTCACTTTCATGTTATATAAATGATTTTATCTTTGATATTGCGCCTGCAGCAGCTGATGATCCTATTATGCTGCTTACATTAAATCCGAATGGTTTTCCTCTATTTGCAGAAGATCTCCAGTTTTTGTATGATAGTTGTACTGATAGATTCACTGTTCCATCCATATTACCATCTCCTAATTCTACTGATTGCATTGTTGTAGGAAATGCCTGTATTAATTCACAAGAATATACGGTGTCATCTTGACCAAGAAATCCAAGATCAAGTTCTCCTCTCAATGCACTTATGACTCCACCTAATGGACCTGATCCTACAAACTTATCTATTAAATTAGATGCCATAGGCGGAAGCTTTGGAATACCGAATGGTGTTTGATATGTCGGTGCACCAAATCCTCTTTTGAGCTGGTGTATCTTTACGTTAAATGCATATTCGTTTAGATATCCGACTTCAAGACTTTGTTGATCGATACATAGGTTCTGCCATGTCTCAAAATATTCCTTTATGCCATAATCATTTAAACAACGAAACGTTAAATTCACATCGTCATATGCATGATTGTTTGCAACCTTTTGAGTAATAAGGCCTATCTCTCTTTCTTGACTCATGATCTGTCTACCTGGCAAATTTACACTTGAACATAATAGATTAAGTTCTCGGCTTCGAAGACCTGCTAACGGAGGAAGAGATACTGCAAATACATTGCCTCTTGCTAACCCACCTTTATTAGAGATAAGAGCTTTTAAGTCATCAATTGTTTGTACTTCTGCCATTAGATCATACCTCTTGAGTCTTTCCAGACTGTTGTTTTACTTGCTTTTTCAAAACTCGCAGTCGGCAAAAATGTAGCTATCTCCCATTCAGAAGCAGGTACTCTTGCAAATCTACTTTTAACATGTGCTGTCAAATATCTTTTAAAACATGGTTTAAAATATCTCATCTTTGATGCTTTTTTTAATGTATTATACGATAGATTGAATTTTGTATTATCATCATATTTCTTGTCACTCGTAATATCCATCAGTGCATCAAGCAATTTAGCTCTTAATACCATTGGAAGATAATGTAAATTTAAACCAGTAAATCCACCTGGAGCAGGGCCAACAATAACAGTCAAAGGAAATTTATCATAATATGGTAATGTATCTTTTGTTTTTGGATCATAGAAATACATAAACATTCCGCCTGGAATTTGTTCAGATTCTGTTTTTAGTACAGGTTCTTTAAGAAGTGCATTGTTGTTTATTCTACCAAGATAGCCAGCTTGTTTCTGAAACCACGCTTGTGATTCAGCTGTTCTTGGTGTGATGCCTTTGCGAAAGGCTGCTAGTTCTAGTTTTTGAAATAAGTTACTCATGATCTTATTTATACTACTTTTTTCGTTTTACGTATGGTTTTAAAGCTTTTGTGGATTTGGGTTTAATACCCATACGTTCAAGAGTATTCTCTGTCCATACAACAAACTTCCAACCACGATCCTTTGCAAATCTTTCAGCAGCTTTCCATTTATTTTGATTCTTGACATAATCAAGTGACTCTGATATGTATCGTTTTGTTTTACGTCCCTGATAAACTGGCGGACGTGTTTGCTTATCTGGCTTTACTTCGATTAACCACGTTTCATTATTGTTAAATTTTATTTTAAGATCTACAAAATATCTGTGATAGCGTTTATCTACTTCCCATAAATAAGGTATAACAACTTCTTCTGAAGACCATTTCAATACTTGTGGATTATTGTCGCACCATTTAAAACAGTGCTTCTCCCATAGGGATCTGTATACTACTTTAGACGAATCACCAGTATACTTGGTAGGATTTTTAGGTTTGTATTTTCCGCTATAAGCCATATAAATCTGTATAAATAGAATCAAAGTAATATTTATAAGGCTAAATCTATGGCAAATGTACAAGAACTTTATGATCGATTTAAAGGTCCTAAATCCGGTAGTAAGTTAGTTTATCCGTTAGAGAATCAATCTGATTATCTTGGCAGAATAACATTTACACCTATCCAAGAAGGAGACTTTGATTTGCCTGACGAAAACTTAAAAGACTTGGCCACTGATTTTATAAAAAAAGGTAAAGACGCAATAACGGATGGAGCAGCTGCTGCTTGGCAAGGAGTAAAAGATTACTTATTTGTTGACGGAGACAAGGAAGGTGAGTTTGACCAAGAGTTAATAGATAAACAAAAGACTAATATGCTTTATGGCATAACAGCCGGTGGTTCAAAGGTACAGGCTTCTGCCGGCGGTGGAGCTGCAGAAGCACTACTAGCGTTGAACACAGACAGCAGAATTTCTTTATATCTCCCTAGAGCAATACAAATTCAAGATACTGTATCATACGATAATGCATTTCAACTTGGACTTATAGGTGGTGCAATTGAAAAAGGTCTAAGTGGGGGCCAAGGAGTTGCTGCATCCGCGCTTGGTGCAGTTGCCGGTGAAATAGCTGGTATAGGCAACAGCCTGATTGGAAATGCTTCAGGCGCCGGTATGAGTAAAGAAGCTGCCGGAATTATTGCTGGAAAAGTTGCTGCTATGGCTCCTAGAATAGGTGATGCAGCCGGCGGAGCAGTACGAGGTGCAACACGACTTACTACAAATCCAAATACTCGTGCGTTATTTAAAGATGTTCCAATTCGTAACTTCTCTTTTGCATTTCAGTTATTACCTACGAGTCGAGCGGAAGCAAGAATAATAGAAGAGATTATTTCAACATTTCGTACTGAACTCTATCCAGAAGCAATAAGTGCTTCTGGCGTAAATATTGGTTATAGATTTCCAAATAGATTTTTAATTAAAGTAAAATATAATAATAAAGAAATTCCTGGTATCAGATTTTTACCAGTGTATTTACAATCTTTTAACGCAACTTATAATTCTGCTACTGGCGGTATGCACAATGATGGTAGATTTACATCTATTGATATTAGTCTAGCATTTACAGAAACAAGAGCAATTGCAAAAGCAGATGTAAAGGAAGGTTTCTAATGGCTGAGTTCTTTAAAAACTTTCCACTTGTTGGTTATAATTTTGGTAATGAAGTAAATTCAACATTATTTCAAAACTTAAGTGTCTATATAAAAATAATAGATGAAATATCAGATGATATAGCTTTCTATACAACTCTCTTTATTCAAGATTATGATAGACCCGATTCTCTTTCGTTTAAGTTATATGATACAACTCAATTTTATTGGACATTCTATTATCTTAATACTGATATACGCGAAAGCGGATGGCCATTACCTTATCAAGATCTATTGCCGAAGGCAAAGAAAGATTATCCACATCGTACAGTCACAACCACAGGCGATATATCTAAAACATTTTTACCAGGTCATACCGTAACAGGTTCTGTTTCTGGTAGTACAGGTACAGTAATAAAAAGATATTTAGATCTTGGACAAATCATTATTGATAGCCCAAATAACTTTAATGCTGGAGAAGTTCTTACACCTTCTATTAATGGTGTTGCACAAACCGGAGATGTTATTCTTGTAACATCTGATACTGAACAATATAATTCAACTCATCATTACGAAAATTCAAGTAACGAATATGTTGATATTGGATTAGTGCCATCAGGCACAGGCACAGGTGCATTTCCGACTGTATCATCATTTACTCCGATTACATACTTTGAACGTATTACTGCAAAGAATGATTCACTCAAAGAAATAAAAGTTTTAAGTCCAGATGTTGCTGCTCAAGTGAAAACAGAATTTAATAAATTATTATTAAGAGGATAGCAGTATGGCTAAAGCACAATCTGCCGTAGACTACACTCTAATAAGCTTTATGGTTAGCTCACATAAACATGACTTACCAATAGAGTTAGCTGCAAGTGTAGATGAAATTGAGTTATTTGAAAACATGGATTTACCATATCTAACCGGATCTTTCACAATGAAAGATGATATGAGATTTTATGACGGTGTAAACGTAAACGGCACTGAAAAAATTACTATTATTATAAAATCGCCTCAAGACGATAATTTCATGACAAAAACTTTTTCAATACTAGGAATTACTTCTGCAACAAAATCTGCCGATAACATAGAAGCAATGGAAATAAAAATAATAGAAAATAACTGCTTTAATGATAATTTAATGCAGATTAATAAAGCTTATACTGGTACTCCTGATATTATTATTGCAAAAATATTAAAAGACAATTTAAATATTGATCTTGATTTACCGGCAATTAAACCGTATCAAAAAACTATGAAAGTAGTTATTCCGCATATGACGCCATTTGCTGCATGCAGATGGATTTGCAGTTCAATGTCAACTGATCTTGGTTTACCATATTTTTTATTTGCAACACTTAATGATAAAAACCTTCAATTACGATCTTTAGAAGAAATACTTAGAAATCCAGCATGGAATCAAGATTCACCATATCGATATTCTGCAGCATATAATCAAACATCGTCAGGTGTTGATGCTGATTTGAATGCGTTTAATGTAAGTGCATATACTTCACATAATAAAGAAAGCGTATTCAACTTAGTGAACTCCGGCGCTACTGCCGGTTCACGCTCAATTACTGATATGACGTCAGGTCAACTTATAAATTATGATTTTAACATAGATACTGTTTTTCAAGACTTATCAGAAATGCAAATTATTGATGACGATCATCAACCAGTATTTCATTCAAGGTATAGGTTTAATGGCAAAGAAATGAATGAATACAATAATTATAATGCTCATGGAATTATTGCTACTAATACTTATAATGGCGTTGCAAATATTCATGAAGAAACTTCTACTGGTGCATTTAAATTGGCTGCATCTAAGAGGGCTCTGAAAAGCATGATGATAAAAACTTCGATAAATATAAGAGTTCCTGGTATAATGTTTCTTACTGGAACTAATGCCAGTCTTGGAAGACAAATTGATTTTATGTATCCAGCAAATAATACAAGTGTAACTAACAGAGCTACGGCTGCTAGTGAAGATATAACGGATACAAAAAGATCTGGTACATATGTAATATATACAACTAGACACCATTTTAATAATACTCAACATAATGTTGATATGAGTTGTGTAAAATTAGGAAATAGAAAATGAGTTCAGATGAAATATCTAATTATCATAATTTGTTTAATTCCAAATATTATTTTAGGAGGCACTTTAGATATGAGTTTTTACGGTGACATTCAAAGATGGTGGGTAGGAACTGTTGAAGAAGGCAGTGGACAATCTGATCCTGAAATGCTTGGCAGATGTCGAGTACGTATCGATGGAATACACGGTTCTGACATATCTTTAGATGATCTTCCTTATGCGCAGTGTATACTTCCTACTACAGGAGGTGGTACATCTGGTGTAGGTGAAAATCCACAATTATTGCCTGGTGCAAAAGTTATTGGATTTTTTTTAGATGGTGCCATGTCACAATTGCCTGTAGTATGGGGATTCTTGCCACATTCACTTGGTCCTTCTGGTATTCAACGACAAAATATAGCACTACAGCGAAAAGCAATAACTCAAGTTCTTGAAACAAATAAGTTTCAACAGAGGCCAGTATACGTTGCCGGTAATACTTCATCTGCTAGTAGTAGCAGCACTTCATCTGCTAGCAGTACTTCTGGTCTGTCAAATATAGAACAGGCTTGGAAGTTTTTTGAAAATAACGGTCGTATAAAATTTCAAGATTATCATATTGCAGGAATGATAGGAAATTTTATGGTTGAAAGTGGTGACGGTACGATAGCAGGTGGCATAAATCCTAAGTCTCTTAACCCCACAAAAGAAGCTTCAGAGGGTATTGCACAATGGAATCCTGGTGGTGCAGGTAAAAGATTACAGCACTTAAAAGCTTTCGCAGCAGCAACTACTATGCAAGGAGATTATCAAGATTTATTAGTTCAATTAAGTTGGGTAGTAGAAGAATTGATTAATGAACCATATCATAACAATAAGTTTGTTTCAAGTACTAAAACAGTTACTCAGGCTGCTTTGCATTTTATGCGTAACTATGAAATTCCAGCAGCTACTAAGAATAAAACTAAATTATTTACTGCGGCTCAGGGTGGAAAATTCCGTGGTAATATAGATTTGGAAGTGGCAAGTGAAGCTAAGCGAATATCTGCTGCAAAAGCCGTTTATATAAAATGTACACAAAAACCAAAGGACGGAATCTAATGGCTAGTATTTCTCCAGAAACTTTAGCAACAGAACTTCGTTTACGTCAAAAGAGTCAAAACTATGGCGGTATAGATGATGCTATTTCTAAAGCAATAAACGAAACAAGTGCAGCTCGAAATGCTGCAGGTGGTAATGCACTCGGTGAAATTAAAGCCGGTCTTGAATCCATGATTGGAGTATCTAATAATCTAGTAGAAAATGCAGAAACAATTTCTAAAACAGTGATCGCAAAAGTAAAACCAGATGGTCATGGTATAGAAGCTAATTTAAAACCACTCCTAACTGATGCAGAAATTGCATCACATCAGGCTGTGTTGAAGAATGCTGCTGTAGATATTAGTGCAATTTTTGGACCTGCAATAACATCACTGACAGCTGCTTCTAAAATGAATCATAAGATAATAACAGATTTTAGCCCAGAGGCTGCAACAACTGCATTAAAGAAAGCTGCTGGTCTTCTGAGCAATGATAAGTTAATAGACATGCAAAAGAATTTGGTTCCTGAAGAGTTAAAAGATATTGTTGAAACTGCAGTAAATAAAATAGAGATAAAAGAAATACAAAAAGATATCGATAATGTATTTGCTGCTGTCAAGACCGAACTTAAAAAAGCAACAGATGGTGTCAGCAGTGGTAATTTATTAAAAGATATAACTGAAGACGTATCAAGAAATTTAAGTACTACTATCGGAGGTTTTGGAGATGAGTTTACGCGATTAAAATCTTTACCAATCATAAACGATTTACTAGGTGGTAATAATGTATTAGGTTTAGATAAAGCTATATCTACATTAAAGATAGATCCTTCAATTCTTACAAAAGCCGGGCAACTTGGTATTGGAACTAATATTGGAAGTCTAATTGATATGAAAGGCTTTCTCAAACAGATGGACAAACTCGCCCCTGATCTTGCAAGCCTTACAACAGCATTAAAAACTAAAACAGATAATGCTATTACTACACTAGATAAAACTAAAACATCAATTGCATCTATTGTAACTGAAAACAATACAAGTCCTCATGAAACTTCTGACGCAAATGACACTACAAAAAAAGAAAGATTTAAAACTTTAAGTTCTTTTGAAGAAATAATAAGTATTTTAAAATCAAGTAAAAGACAACTTACGACTATTGTATGGCATTGGTCTGGTCATTATACAGATGATGGTAATATTGGTGCACAAGAAATTCATAATGAGTACAGAACAATAAATAGAAATATACCGTTTCATTTTGTGATTATGAAAAACGGTGATATACAATCCGGTTTTCCAATACACAATGGTAGTCGTCACGTTGCACCTGAATTTAATGAATTTAGTTTTGGTGTAGCATTTGTTGGTGGTTATAACGGTCCAAGAGGCGGTTTACCAGGTGGAGTTAGATTAGATGCTAAATCATACACTACTTCTCAATGGGAATCTTTTAATAAAATTATGAAAGCATTTTATATTACTATTCCGGGCGGTGATGCTTTTGGACAAAACGATTTAGGAGATAATCCTGGAGAAGGACCTGGATTCAGTGTTCCTGATATTATATCTAAAGATCCTTTTAATAGAAAAAATACATGTCAACCTAAAATTGATAAGAAATTTTTAACACGAGAAGAAATTATTGCTAGATTAGTTTAGCAAATTACAGGATAAACAATAATGGCTGATGCATTTACAGAACTTGAGAATAATACAAACTTAAGTCAAACAAGTAAAAACATTGATAATAAAGGTGATCCTCAAGGCGAGTATCCTAAACCTGAATATCAATTCCAATCATCTATTGGATATGAAGATGAGCAGTTAAGCATTGGTGGTGGTGATCCTGATATAGACATTGCTGATATCATGGCAACTACTACGCAAAATTCGTCTGACTATACTGAGGCAAGTGTAAAGAGAACAAAAAGCGGACATGTTCTTATATTTGATGATGCTGGTGGTGAAGAACGAATACTTTTAAAACATAGAAATGGTACTGGCATAGAGATGCGACAAGATGGTACAATGATTATGCGTGCCGAAAACAATGTTATTACTTCTGTTGGTGGTTCAAGTGTATTCATGATTGAAGGTGATCTGAAAGTATCTTGTAAAAATGTAGAAGTTGATGCAACCGGTGATCTTGATATGAGAGTTGCCGGAGATTATAACTTGACTGTAGGCGGTGATAAAAAAGAAACTATTACTGGTTCAGTTGTTGAGACTATTAGTAAGAATAAAGCATCGACTATTTCTGGAAATGAATCTGATATTATTTTAGGCACAAGAACAAACACAACTCTTGGCAATAATAATAATATTATAAAAGGTAATTACGATAATATAGTTGGCGGTGATTATACAATGTCAGGAAAAGGTAAAGCATTATTTACTTCAATGACAAATGTCGGTATTAGTTCACCTGATATTAACATAGGTGCTGCTGATCTATCTATCCTTGCTGCTGGAGGAACTATAGGCGGTGAGAATGTAATAAATTATGCAAAGAACTATTACGGAACATCTGCTACATTTACTGCTGGTGTTACTACTAATGGCGTAACTTCTTCGTCAGGTATAACTGCACCAACATTTCATGGATCTTTAAAAGGTATTGCATCAATAGCAAGATCACAAAGCTATGGAGAGGCTGCAACTAGTGGTGGTACTGCTATTACAGACACAGCAACTGGTGCCACTGATACAACAGCAACAGGTCAACCAACTGCTGCGATAATGACTACCTATTTAAACTACGGCAATTATGGTGTAGAACAAGTATCGATTGATGAAGGTGATTATATAAAGGATAAAATTAATATCGGACCAAATACTGGATTCATTACTGAAAGACCACTTACTCAAAAAGAAATAAGAACTAAATTAAAAGATCCTGCAAATAATACAAATAGAGAATTTATTAATACGCTTTATGCCGAGAATAGAATATCTAAAGAATATCTTAAGAAAATACCACCAGAAATTGGTAGATCATATGATGGTAATATAAATTATATTCCATTTCGAGGAGAAGGATCTCAAATAGCTGACAGTGTATTAATTAAAGGTAGTCCTCAAATTCAACCTATTTTACCGGATAGTAGATTTAATCCTATGGCATTAGATCCTAAAAAAGGAGTATTTGTAATCAACCT